CCTGAAACACTCAATCAGGTTCAACGAAAAGAATTACATTGTCCGTTAGCTTCTAACCGAAACATCTCTGACTTTAAACTAATCATGTGCCTCACACCTACGAACCTCATCCTCATGAAAAAGATGGCTTTCAGCCAAGCCAAAAAGGCTCTCTGGAACCCACACATTCGTGTCTCTAAACGCGAATCTGAAGTCCGATTTTCTATTATGGAAAAAGCGACTTTACTTCATGGTTCTCAAGGTCTATTTGAACAAGTTCTCAAGAATCAACGACGATCTGACTCTACAAACGAACGTCTAATCGCAGATTTCATGGAATTTGAACAACCCGCACACCCCGTCCCCCGCGACGAACATTATACCCGAGCTCTTGCCGTAACCGAGAAACTCTTCCGTCCTAAGAAGACTCTACATCCTATTGCCTTCCCCGACCAACGCTATTATCCATGGCGAAAGAACGTTTCCGCTGAAGCGCCTTATAACTATTACGCTAAGTACCAAAAACAACTAGCTGAAATGGCCGCTGCTTTAGAAATCGACAACACTGCTCCAACATTCCAAAATTTTCAAGATCAAATCTTTCTTGACAACAGACTCCTCATCCACAAGATCAAGAATAAAGATAATCAATTTTTTGAAAAAGATGGAACCCCAAAACCGTACTACTTTACTACACTGCACTCACGTGCTCATGTTGTAGGACACGACGAACCGGACAAGATCCGTGCCGTGTTTGGAGTACCGAAACTTTTATTAATGGCTGAACAAACGTTCATCTGGCCGTTAATGACGTGCTACCTCAATGCTGACACAGACTCACATCCCTTACTATGGGGAAACGAGATTATGAAAGGTGGTTGGAAACAATTGTATCGACAGATTTACAAGTTTTCAAAACCTAACACCGTTCTCTCTCTTGACTGGTCTGGCTTTGACAAGCGCGCACTACACGAAGTGATCGATGACGTCCACTCTATGTGGCGTAATTGGTTTGACTTCTCAAAATACGAACCGACCGTCTACTACCCAGACGCTTCCCCTTCCCAAGGTCCTGAATCAATAGAAAACCTATGGAACTGGATGACACACTCGGTCAAGTATACCCCCATTCTCCTCCCGAATGGACAATTTTATAAATGGTCTCGAAATGGTATTGCTTCTGGCTTCCAACAGACTCAACTTCTCGACTCATTTGTTAATATGATAATGTTACTTACCACTCTCTCCGCAACTGGAGTGAATATTGAATCACCCAAATTTTGGATCAAAGTCCAAGGTGACGATTCACTCATATCCTTCCCCGAACGATACTTCCAGATTTACGGAACTGAGTACCTAGATATCTTTGCTGACACAGCCGCCTATTACTTCAACGCTAAGCTTTCGACCAAGAAATCAGTGATGACAGACACTCTCGACTATCAATACGTCTTGGGTTACTGGAATCGAAACGGAATACCTTTCAGGTATGACGACGATCTCCTTTCTCATCTCTATTTCCCTGAGCGCCCTCAAACGCTCGCGAACACAGCTTCCGCATGCGTCGGAGTTGCTATGGCCTCAATGGGCTGTTCCAAAGTAGTCTATTCCATTTGTGCCGATGCTCATAAATTTATAACTGAGCAACTGAAAGTCGAACCACGACCTCTCGATCTGCAATGGATGGAAACTATTGGTGTATCTGAAGAGATAGACTTAGTTCGAATGCCTTCATTCGATCAAGTCCGTCTTCAAAGTTACAACATCCCAGTACGTTCTGATAATTTGAAAGAACGACTCTGGCCCACCAAGCAGGAATCGAAAAACGGTTTCTACTTTCTACGACACTTATGTTAGTCC